TAAAGGTCACTATTGAGCTTGCAAAATTAATAGAGGTAATTTTATACTTAAATTTTGTCATGCTCAATGAGTTCCTAACCATGTTGTATCTATATTCAATTCATTCATATTCTCTCTCCAATTCCTCTCGACAACGAATCGAGGTTTTTTTAACTGATCTTACTTCTCAGATAAGGAAGGACATTCTCCACCACTCTCGGTTCTCTCCAATCATGGCCACGGCACCCACTCTTCGTATAGGTATCCGAGATACTCAATCCATTCGCATTACGCATAGGTTGTTTCTTTAACCATGCCTCCATCTTATCACTATAGTCCTTACTCACTTAACCACCAACATCATCAAAGAGAGTTTCTCGTAGATGAGGAGCATCAGGCATTTCAACTGGTTCTCTCAGTACTTTACTCTGACTACCAATTCTACCTATACGGTGATAGAGTGCAGTATATTGATTCTTCTCACTCTCACTTAGGAACGGCCCATTCTGAATGTAGTACTGTAAACATTTTTTAATTAAGTTCGAATCTTGTGGTGCAAATGTCGGTCTATTATTTTCCAATGTTCTTTACCTCTTCTCTAGATATGACTTGATACGCACCCTTATTGTAAGCAGGTGCAATCGTATAAGTCTTAGTTGTTTTAAATACTTGTTTCTTATAACAAGGTGACCCCATTGTATGTATGGGTTTATCATCTTGCACCTTTAAGTCATTTGCAGTTGCATAGGTTTTGGGGGGTGGGGCTGTTCTCTTATCCAATCCCATACTCTTTAGATACTTACTATGCTTTCTCTCAACCTCTAGGAGTGCAATAGTTTTCTTACCACTCTTACGTTTCCTTGTAGAGAGAGAATTGAACATAGGGTGTAATAGATAACTCATTTGATATACGACTCGATAGTCATCATATCGCTCATATTGAAATCCTCACATACACCTGAGATAAGGTATATTCCTAAGAACCCAATCAGAGCTCCTAGCAGAATTAGGGGGAGGGTGTTTTTTAGTTTCATTATATATTCCTTTGGATACTTATTGCACTTATAGATTAGATTGTATATGCCAGTCTTAATGGGTGGGGTCTATCAGTAGGTATCCTCGAACACCTCTAAGTCGCTGTCATATGCAACACCAGCAGACCCCTTGTTTGTTAGAGAGAGCACCTACACGAATCCTCACACCCATGTCTGGGAACTTTACTGTGAGCCAACCAACCTTAAAGGTCTCTCTCTGAACATCTTCTTAGAGTGTGGTTAGAAAGAAACAACATCCACACTCTAAAACTCTTAATTAATTATACCATACTTCTCAGCATATGTCAAGGAGTTTACCTAAGTAACCTTCCTACGTCTGACTCTAACTGAGCCTTGCCATCATTGTACCAACCCCTGAGTGCCACACACTCCTTACCTGATACCTCACAGTCCTTCTTCATAGGACACGCATCACACGGTATCGCTGTGTCGTCTGCAAGGGGACTTACATATGTGTCCTTCTCTGAAGGGTTACTCATGAAGTCTTTGTCCATCCAACTGTAGTCCATTATCTCTATACCTCTTTAACTGTTATCACCGAATCACAATTCATTATACTAAACATCTATGCAAATGTCAATACATTTATTAAATAAACTTATCACCTTAGAATTCTCACAGAAAGTACTTCCTGCCATATACTCATTTGAGTCCCACCCATAAGTCTTTAGAGTGTCACATATAGAGTTCATGTTCTTTCCCTCATATAGGATAGTCCCTTGCGGCTTGTCCATAAGGATTATAGCACCGTCTTCAGTCGCATCAAGATACGTTATCGTAGTAAAAGGAGCCGTTTTAATTGAATTTGTCATAATTGTTTTCTTTCTGTTTGGTTAATATACAACTATTATACCAACTTTGAAGAAAATGGCAAGCACTATCTGGCAGGCTCACGTAAGTCCTTGTTCTATAAGGGTTCTTTTATTGGGATTCTGGGAGTTTTTATTCTGAGGTTCTTAGAAATTGGCAACCGATTCGTTTGAGAGAAGTCGGTAGACAGAAGATACTAATGCACTAACCACAGCACGTAAGCATGTTTAATTGAACCTTTATTAATATCTTCCGTTTTTCCCATAATAACCCATAGTATCCCAAATTCTTACGCAGAGCGAGTCATGAGTAAATACTCTAGTCGTCTGCGTCTATGGTTTTCTATGAATTGTGTTAACATGTAAGTCATAATACACCCTCCTATTTTACTAGTTGAGTGCGTTCCTTCCCCTAGATTAGGTACTTCCGTCTATATTATGATGAACGTGTAGTATTTATAAGATTCGTTACCCTTCAATGAAATTAGCATACCCTTCATACTGTCCATACGTCTTTATATGCACTATGAGGTCTTTATTACTACTCACTTGTTTCCATATGTCTACCCACCAGTCTAAGGGTTTGATTGTACAATGTGCGTTCTCTCCATTGGGGAGTTTGGCTATGGCTAGGTCTGTTGCGATTGCGAGGAATACAAATCGTGTTGCAAACTGTGATATCTGTTTGAATACGTGTGGTATTTGTTCCTCTGGGATATGTTCCATTACGTCTGTTGATATGACACCGTGAAATGTTCCTTTTGGGTATGTGTCATGTTCTGGTACAGCTGGGTCATACAATGCTGGTTCAAACCCATACGGCAATCGTCCATTCATATACTGATACCCCTTACCACACCCATAATCTAATAGTGTTGATGAATGTGTTTCTTGTATCAGTTGGAGTATGTGTGGTAATTGAGGTTCTAGGTTGTTGCCTGGATATTTCCTCAAGTCCTCGTGATACTGTTTATACTGTTGTATGTAATCGGTCATGTGATGATAACGTCTGCTGTGGTTTCAATCCATACCTTCGCACCACACGATAGGGGTTTGTCTGGGCTATAGATGACTTTACTCTCTCCCAATATCTCTACTGCGTTCCCATACGTGTTACTCTTACTCGTCTTTACCGTGAGTACTGGTTTGTTCTCGTTTTGTTTGAAGTTTCTGCGAATGATGTGTTGATTGACATGTATGCGTTTTATCATTATAATAGTCCCAATTCTAATTGTCCTTCTTCTGTTATACTATCTCTTGTCCATGGCGGCTCAAATGTAACTGTTACTTCACATGTATCAATTCCTTCTACCTTCATGGCCGCCTCTTTTACCCATACTGGCATTTCTTGTGCGACTGGGCACCATGCTGTTGTAAGGGTCATAAGTATGTTACATTGTGTCCCATCAAAGGCGATATCATAGATCAGACCGAGTTCTACAATATCAAGGGATATCTCTGGGTCTGATACGGTCTTGAGTTGCTCTATGACTTTATCTTTCATCATTTAATAGCAATTGCACCAACAAACATATGATTACGCCAAAATGGTTGTACATCTTTAAATCCAGCTGTATATAACATGTGTTCGATTTCTTTCCATGTGTTAGGTTTCATCATGTGTCTAAGTGTTTTTTCTTTATCCATAATATCTTTACACTCAAAATTTTGTCTTTTGTAATCATAATAATTAAATGTTATCATGTCTTGTATTAATGAATTCTGAGCTATAGTTTTTTCTGCAAAGATAAATGCACCACCAGTAACTAATCCGTCATAAATATTTTGTATTACATTTTCTCTATGTCTTTTAGGCATAAACTGTAAAGTAAATACAGAGGTAACTAAAGAACAGTTCTCAAATTTATAATTACAAATATCGTCTTTGATAAACTCAATGTTGGCCCAAGGAAATTGTTTTTCTATTTCCTTCTGTCTTTTATCTAGGTCATCAAAAAACCCTTCTGCTATCTCTACACCAACATACCTTGCATCTTTACAATGGTCTTTGTTTGAGTCTAACATTTTCAATGTTACTTTGCCTGTGGAACAACCAATGTCAATAACATTTGTGTTATCCTCTACAAAATAACGAGAGTAATTTACAATATCATCTAATAAGTTTCTGTACCCACGAATAGAAAATTCAATGTGTTCATCAAAACCCTCTTCTCTATGTGCAAATGTAAAATCAGCCCTGGGCTTATTAAATGGTGCAAATGTAAAATCAGCCATTATATTTTTCCAATACTTTCTCATAAACAGACTCAGCAATTTTCTGCATCATCAATGGAGGCACCATACGACCACAGCGTTCTGCTTTTTGATTCCACTTACCAGTTAATTTAAAATCATCAGGTAATGTCATTATACGTTTTAATTCACCAAGAGTTAACTTTCTTGGTTCAATCCAATGAAATGCTCCTGCTGTTGTGTCTGCACTACCCATTGCTGTAATGGTTGGTGCTGGTGCATACTGTGATAATCTTTTAAGATTGAAGTGATGACCTTTTGGGTGATAATCACCACCAGTAAGAACTTTATCTGGGTCAACTGGCATGATACTTCCTGTCTGCTTCCAGTATGCTGTGTTGGTGAATTTCTTTGTTAGATACTTCACTTCTTCATTGTCATATTCTAGGCCAGCCATTACATCCTTTACTGGGATAACCTCACGACTTGGTTCTGGAAATATACTTGACAGAGTCATAAAGTTTAACCCTACAGCTTCAGCAACATCTTCACGAACTGCAATAAAGATAACCCTTGTCCTAGTCTGTGATACTCCATAGTAACGACTGTCAAGAACTTGAGCACACACTTCATAACCAATTTTCTCAAAGGTTTTCAGTATCTTGTTATACATTGTTTTTGCTTCACCAATCGTAAGTCCCTTTACATTCTCTGCAATAATAACTTTTGGTTTGATTTCTTCTGCAACACGCAAAAACTCAAAGAATAGGTCTTCAATATTCTCTACTGTCTTACCGTCAGAGTAATTCTTAGTTTGACCCCAACCATCAGAGTGTTTGCCACTTATCTTTTCCATTGTAACATTACCATATAAGTCAACACGTTCTTCTTCATGTACATTATGTGATAATTTACCTGCAACTGAAAATGCAGAACATGGTGGTGAACCATCTAGGATATCAATCTCACCAACACCAACACCAGCTGCGTCTAGAAAATCTTGACCAGTAAGTGCTTTAATATCGCCTGGCAGAATAGGGGTATCTGGATAGTTTTCTCTAT